ACTGCTCCTGTCATTAATCTTTCTTGAGAAAAACTTGCAGCAGCACCTGTTAAACTATTAGTATTAAGAATATTAGTAAGTTCAGCAGTTACGTTAACTGTTGGTGTTTTTGGCGGCGCATTTTGTGGATTATCTTCCGCATATGCTGAAGGATCAATAACAAGACTATTGTTACTACTTTCTGTAACTACTCCAGAACCATTAACTGTAGCAGGAGCCGTTTGTCCAGGAACTCTAATCATTTTAATTTTATTTTTATACTGGCCGCCAGCAAAATTACTAGTGGTTGATATTACTTGATATAATCCGCTAAAGGCAGGAACGCTGGTAGGAATATTCATTTTAGAACCACGTATTAAATAATCAAGCGGTGTTCTAAAATTTACAACAACATATACTTCATCCCTCATGTAGGCCATTGTGCCGTCACCAGTTACTGATGGTGCTCCGGGCGCTGCACTATAGTTGCCTACATCGCTAGGCAAATAATAAGGATCTCCCCATATATCCATTTCCGCTGTTATCATATCAACTGGACTATTAAGCAAACGATTATGAAACATATCTGCAATAGCTCTTTTGGTTTTATCGTCAACAGTTGATATTCGTGTGCCGCCTTGGCCTTTGCCTTGATCCTGTGCAGTAAGTTCTACAGTTGAAGATTGTTCATTGGTAGGTTTGCAACCTCCGGCATCTGCTGCTAGAGACACACCAGGACGTGCGCCAGTAGCTGCAACACTTTGACCTGTAGTGGTTGAAGCATTTTGTGCCACGTCTGCTCTAACATTTTGAAAAAATGCATTATTAAAATTTATATCAAAATTTAATACATCTTCATTTTTTCCGGTATAATAATAATTGTATTCTTTTTTTGCAAGAGCTTTTAATTTATCAATGCCCGCTGGTGCTTGCGAAGGAGCATTATGTCTTGCTTCATATGTCCAAAATGGATGCACTGCATATACATATGTTTTTCTAGGACGGCCTATTTCACATTCAATTCCGGCGCCTGTACTGGGTTCAATAAAAACTAATGTTTCTATTCTAAAGTGCTGTTTAAATCCGTTTACTGATGGTTTAGTAGCTAATTCTTTTACATATGCGCTGCTTAATAATACTTCTTCAATTATTTGTGTAATCGTGGCGCCTGAAGAAAAATTAAACTTTCTTGATTTTTCAGCAACGGCACTGGTTGCATCTTGTCGCTGTACAGTTCTAGTTTCTGGGTTAACTGCGCTACCTGCGCCCTGATGTGGTTGATCGCCACCGTCTCGAGTATCAGTTGTTATTAAACTTAATCCAAACGGATTCATGTTTGCAGCATTTGATGCCCAAGATTTAAGATATAAGTAGGTGTTTGGAGCAGTAGTTCCTATTACAGGAACTGATTGAGTTCCTGTAGCAGCGTTACTAGAATTTACTGGTTGAGATACTCCTAATCTTATTTGTTCTTGATATGAAGCATCTATTGTTGCCTTTAGCGGTGCAGGGTCAAAGTCGCCGCGTTTAATAGCATTTTGTAAGTCTTGTCTGTTTCTAGGAAAAGCAATTAGATATCTGTCATAACCTTTAATAACCTTTTTCTCTTCTAAATTTTCAATTTGGCCGTTGATAGTATAGGTAACCGATTCTTTACTATTTTCTAATACATCATGTACAGTAGTGCCATAAGCACTGATTGCTACTCTAGTTTTATTTGCAGTATCTCCCAGTGCTGCTTCGCTGTAAGGAACCGCAGTACAATCATATGTACTGCCTTGGGCACCTATGTGTAATTCCATTTTATTAATTTTAATAGGGACATATGAAGGTTTAGCTGCAACCGTTCTTACTTCACCCCGTTCGTCCCAGCCATAAAATTCTATTTTTATACAAAATGGGGCGTCCATATAACCCGCATAGCCACATTCTCTTGAGCCTACTAGCATAGCTTCTATTACTTTTCCCATACTAAATGGTTCTATAATTTTAAAAGTAACATTTGTACCTAGAGCAACACCAGTATTTTTATTAGGAGCAATAACAGCACCTATTTCTAAATCATCAATATAGTATTCTGCATTTTCTTCGCCTTCAGCAGAAGTTCTAATTCTAGTATTGTATCCAGTATTAGGCAGGCCGCCGCCGGATCTAATTAATACTTTTTTAAATCCGCTTCCTGATCTATAAGAGTCAGGATTGTTTAATTGCGCAGCGTCCAATATGCCCAGTGTTATAATATAATTGTAATGATTATGTACACGAAGAGGATTATCAATTCTACCTGCAGAATTGATATTAAGAGACTTGTTATTGTTAGATAAACTTTGAGCGCCGGCTCCGACCCCTACGTCTGGTTTATAAGATTCTGCAAATTTTCTAGCTTGATCAAATTGGCCGCCGACTGCACCTGTTACTTCTTGAGTTGATCTATTAGCTACGGTTGACGCATTAAAAGCACCAATTGACCCGGTTACTGTACCTCCAAGAGATCCTAAACTTTCAATAGTATCAGCGAACGATCCTAGGCCGCTGGTTTTTAATGCAGATCCAACTAGATTAGATACTGATAATGGGTTTCCGCTTTTGTTTCCAAAAATGCCCAGGGCGCCGCTGACTTTATTAATTGCTCCTAATGCGCCTGCGGCTTGGCCTATTAATTTTGATGCTGCTGCATTATCACCTAATAATTGATTAGCAAGCCCTGCAATATTTACACCACCTAAACTGATATTAGGAGTGCTGGCGAATTGTGAAATATTTCTAGAAACAGCATTTGTATTTAAAGAAAAATTTGATGCTGACGGTGATGTTAACTTTGTTAAAGTTCCCAACGTGCTGTTAACGCCGTTTATAGCAGATGTTGCTATGCTGGCTGCTGCTCCTAGATCAATTGCCATTTATCGTTGTCCTAGATATTGTGTTAATTTTTGACCTTGAGGGAGATAAATTTTTGTACCTGCTACAAAATCATAAATTGGATCTTTTATTACATCTAGATTTCTCTGTGCAAAAATCCACCATAATTCTTTTTGTCCGTATAAATCATATGCTAGCAAATCAGGTCTGTGAGTATACGACGGAGTAATTTCGTATACAATATCATCAGAGGCTGCTGGTACTGGGCGTATTTTCATAATATCTAAATAGCCGCCGGCAGCTATAGGTGTTGCTGCATAAGGTCCGTATGCTTTGCTATCACTCATTATACAAATCCTTCCGCTTTACCTACAAACCCACCGTCTGCAAATTTCTTAAGATTAAATCTTGAAACTGCACGTCTAGCATAGTTTGGTACAAGTGTTACAGAAATCTGCGATTTTGTAGGAACATAGTTTGGAGCATTATCTCCCGGAACTGATACTGCAATGTAATCAACATCTGCAGGCATGTCAACTGTAAAATTAGTAATTAAAACAGGAATATCATTTAATACGTATTTTCCGTATCCATTAAGATGAGATACTAGCGGAGGTAGTCCAACATTATCACCGCTGCCGTAAAACATTTTGGTCATAGTTCTTAAAAAGTGTACACATGCTACCCAATATAATCCGTCAGCTTCGTTCTCAGTAAAAAACTCGCCTGTAATTGTAATATTATCAATACTGCTGTTTTGATAAGCATGGAAGGGATAATTAACATGTGTAGGAGCAACTGTAGCATATGCAGCTGAATGCCCTAACAATATAACAGGATTAAAAGGAAACACCATTCTTCCATTTGTACGTCCTTCACCCATAAAAGAAGCAAACACAGGACTTGATGCTATTTCTGTTGGAACACTTAGACTGACTCGCCAATCACCTGCAGACGAAGTATCAGTTCTATTAGAAACTAGATCTTCTCTAGCAATGGCAGGAGTAACACCTTGGTCTTGTGGATTTGCTCCTACAAAAACACCCTGTGTTGCATTGCCCGCACTGCGAAAAGCAGAACCAATTGAACTGAGCCTTCCGCTATTGCCTAACAAGCTGTCAAGAATACCTGCTACTTTGCCAACTTTATTAATAGTGTTGCCAATGTTAGTTCCTGCAAGTATGCCGCCAAATTTGCTGTTAAATGCACCTACAGCAGTGTTTAGTCCGCCAGTTACACTGCTAATAGCCGACGTTACACTTGAAAAATTTGATGTTGCGGACGATATAGCGCCGCCAATGTTAAACCCGCCAAATAATGCCATATGTAATGATCTCCTACAAGTATTTAGTTGACAAAATTATATATGTATATTATAATATAGATTAGAACCGGAGAACCCCTATGCTGAAAAAGAAAAATTATTTAAATAACAAAGATATACTTTTAGAAATACATAGATCTAAAAATACGTTTTGTAGTTATATTGCACCCGAATATAAAGATTATGATCTTATATTACTTGGATTAGATAAGATTAACATACGTACTGTTGCAGAAGCTAAACGAGTTAGAGCAAAAAAACTATCGCAAGATGATTATGAGTTAAGGAAAGCAGCAGGCGAAAAAGTAAAACAAGCGGATTGCGAAGTTGATTATAAAAAAATTGAAAAAACTGATATTGTATTTCGCATAATGACGTTTGATCATATTCCAGAAGAATTAGGACGTAAAAAAAATCCAAAAACAATTGCAGACAGCAAAACAAAGTTAAATTTTCCTCCGTTCCAACATTGGAAATTTGATGAAAACGATGAACTGGTGTGTGTTGGAAAGAGTCATTGGGTTGGTGGTATGGAAAACGGACATTTTTCTAAAGATCATGGCTGTGCAACTAATACACTTGCAATGATGTGGATGAAACTGTGTGAAAGATATGCTACTCGCGGCAACGTTAGAGGTTATACTTATAACGATGAAATGAAGGGTCAAGCTATTTTACAACTTACGCAAATTGGCCTTCAATTTGACGAATCTAAGAGCAACAATCCGTTTGCGTATTATACTGCTGCTGTTACTAATAGTTTTGTGCGGGTCATTAATATTGAAAAGCGCAATCAAAATATTAGAGATGACATTTTAGAAATGAATGACTTAAATCCTAGCTTTACTAGACAACATGCCGGAGAATGGGAAGCTGCTCAAAGAAGACACACGGAAAGTTCTTCAGACTAAAAAGTCTTGACTTTTAGAAAAAAGTAATGTATACTTAAACGAGAATGGAGTAATCAATTTGTTTAAAAAAGCCGCAGTATTTACAGACATACATTTTGGATTAAAGGGTAATTCTACAGTTCATAATGAAGATTGTGAAGAGTTTGTTGATTGGTTTATTGAAACTGCAAAATCTAACGGTTGTGAAACTGGAATTTTTTGTGGGGACTGGCATCACAACAGAAATAGCCTTAATCTAGCAACAATGGATGCAACTATCCGTAGTATGGAAAAGTTAGGTGCGGCTTTTGATAATTTTTATGTGTTTGTTGGTAATCACGATCTGTTTTATAAAGATAGACGAGACGTTACTTCAACTGCATTTGGTAGACACATTCCAGGTATTACATTTGTTGATAAAATCATGGTAAGTGAGGATGTTGCACTTGTGCCGTGGTTAGTAGGAGACGAATGGAAGAAGATGAGTGACATTAAAACCAAATACATGTTTGGTCACTTTGAGCTTCCACACTTTTATATGAATGCAATGGTGCAGATGCCAGACCACGGCGACCTTAAAGCTGAACATTTCAAACATCAAGAGTATGTGTTTAGTGGACACTTTCATAAACGTCAAACATTAGGTGCAATTCATTACATTGGTAATGCATTTCCTCACAACTATGCAGATGCATGGGATGATGATCGTGGTATGATGATCCTTGATAAGGAAAACAACAAAGAACCGGAATACATCAATTGGCAAAACTGTCCAAAATATCGTACAGTTAAGTTAAGTCAACTGTTGGACAATACTGCTGAACTATTAAAGTCAAAAATGTATCTACGTGTTACATTAGACATTCCGATTAGTTATGAAGAAGCAAACTTTATCAAAGAAACGTTTATGTCGCAGTATGATTGTAGAGAAATTACATTGATTACTCAAAAGCAGATTGAAGAAATTACTACTAATCTTGACATTACTGGATTTGAAAGTGTAGATCAAATCGTAGCTGGAGAAATTGCGGGACTTGATACTGACAATTTTAACAAAAATACACTCTTAGAAATTTATCACGGGCTATAAATGACAATAAAAATTAAAGACCTCACAGTAAAAAACTTTATGAGTGTAGGTAATCAAACTCAAGCTGTAAACTTCAATAAGGAACAGCTGACCTTAGTGCTTGGCGAAAACTTAGATCAAGGAGGTGACGATTCTGGGTCCCGTAACGGTACAGGCAAAACAACCATTATTAATGGTCTATCATATGCACTGTACGGCCAAGCACTAACCAACATCAAGCGTAACAACCTTATTAATAAAACTAATAATAAAGGTATGCTGGTTACGCTACTTTTTGAGAAGGATAGTAGAAACTATAGGATTGAAAGAGGCCGTAGTCCTAATATTCTTAAATTCTTTATTGATGATGAAGAGCAAGATCTAGTAGATGAAAGTCAGGGCGACAGTCGCGACACTCAACATACAATCAATACTTTGCTGGGAATGAGTCACGATATGTTTAAGCACGTTGTTGCGTTAAACACATATACAGAACCGTTTCTAAGCATGAAACAAAACGAACAACGTGCTATTATTGAACAGTTATTGGGTATTACTATCCTGTCGGAGAAGGCAGAAGCTCTTAAAGAGCAAACTCGTCAAACTAAAGATACCATTACAGAAGAAACTCTTAAGATCAGTGCGTTACAGACTGCAAATGCTAAGATTCAAACAACTATTGACAGTTTGAAAGGTACGCAACGTGCATGGACGGCAAAAAAAGCTCAGGATGCGGTAAAATTGCAGGAAGCTATACGCCAGTTAGAACAATTAGACATTGATACAGAGTTAGAAGCGCATGAAAAACTAGCTAATTGGACTAAGCACAACAGTGCTATTTTGGCTCTTAACAAAGAAAAAAGCACATTAGAGACAGCACAGTTACGTGCTAAGACGTCTGTTGATAAAGTTGAAAAAGACCTCTTAAATTTAGAAGATGCTACATGTTATGCATGTGGACAAGCTCTACATGCTGATAAAAAACAAGAAATTCTTAACACCAAAGTGAAAGAATTAAAGGATGCAGATACGTATCATAGCGAAGTTAGTAACAAACTTAATGAAGTTGTACTGGCTCTGCAAGAGATTGGCGATATCAATGGAAAACCTAATACATTTTACGAAACTGCCAAAGAAGCTTATGAGCATCGTAACAATGTTGACAATCTAAAGAAGAATTTAGAGTCAAAGCAAGTTGAAGAAGATCCGTATCAAGCACAGATTGATGAGCTTAATAAGACTGCTATACAAGAAATTGATTGGGATGTTGTTAACGAGCTAACTGCTTACAAAGAACATCAAGAATTCTTGTTAAAGTTGTTAACAAATAAAGATAGCTTTATTCGTAAGAAGATCATTGATCAAAATTTAGCATATCTAAACAATAGGCTCACGTACTATCTTGATAAGTTAGGATTACCGCATCAGGTTGTATTCTTAAACGATTTAGCTGTTGAAATTACTCAGCTTGGACAAGACCTAGACTTTGATAACCTATCACGCGGTGAACGAAACAGGCTTATCTTAGGGTTGAGCTTTGCATTCCGTGATGTTTGGGAAAGTCTGTATCAGAATGTTAACTTGTTGTTTATTGACGAGCTTATTGATAGCGGTATGGATACCGCTGGTGTTGAAAGTGCGCTGAGTGTACTTAAAAAGATGGCTAGAGAGCGTCAAAAAAATATATATCTAATTAGTCATAAAGATGAACTAATAGGGCGTGTAAACAACGTGCTTAAAGTTATTAAGGAAAACGGGTTTACTAGCTATGCAAATGATATTGACTATGTAGAATAAAATGAATTTGGATACACACGATCAACTTGTACAGGCATATTTAGAATATTTTAAGGCAAGCGAACGGTTTGAACTTTCAAACTCTGTACGGAATCATGTTTATTCTCGTAGATGTTTAAGAGAAATACGCAGGCTAGCAAAATTACGCATGGAAGAAATACACAAGGCACACCAAGAAGAAAAAACACTCAAAAGAGAGGCAGCAAAACAACGCAAGCGGTAAGTACTGCATGCAATGGACATATCAAGGAAAAGAAATTGATGAACTGCCGGAAGGTTGTGAAGCATTTGTATACTTGATAACAAATAACGTCAACAGCATGAAGTACATAGGCAAGAAACTAGCAAAGTTTAAAGTAACTAAGCCACCGCTAAAAGGCAAAAAAAACAAAAGACGTTCAACAAAAGAAAGCGATTGGAGAGATTACTGGGGTTCCAGTGACAGGCTCAACGCAGATGTTGAACAGTTAGGCGCAGAAAATTTTACAAGAGAAATATTACACTTTTGTCCAAGCAGAGGCATAGCAAGTTACTTAGAGGCCAGAGAACAATTTGAACGTAGAGTGCTTGAAACAGATGATTACTACAACGGTATCATCAATGTACGAGTTGGCGGCTCAAATATTCTTAAAGAACATCTCAAAAACAAATAATCTACAGGCAAATCAATACAGCACATAAGGTTGGCGGGCCAGTTTAATTAATACCGCTGTGGAAAAATCCGGGGTGATATCCGGACACGTAACATATTGATTGACGCACCAGAGTGCGGAAGCCATCAAACAAATTGGGCTCACTAGTTGATATAGATTGATTGCTGTCAGTCGAAAAGCACATATGTTCATAAAAACTTCTTAGCAACAGGAACGAAGCGGAAGGTAGCTGTAAAAAGCGATGTCGACGTAGGTTGGGAAAGGTCAGAGCCCAATGAACTGTGTAATAAAAATACCTATTTCCAATGTCTAGGCTGGATAAGACTCACATGAAGTTTATCTTTTTAGGCGACGGGGCCCGTAGTAGGTTCCGTCTGACTGAAACGATCTACATGAAATTAATACAATATTACTTCGTAATATTGCTTCTCATAAAATAAATCATTTAAATAAGAAAGACAAGTGTTTGAGCGTTAGCGAAGACACGAATGAGCTTTAGCTCATTCTTTAATATGATCGGTATAAATATAGTATCAAATAGATTCTAAGGATTAATCGCTATGAAAATACATGAAATGCTTGAAGATCGACAGTTAGACGAACTAACAGCTGGACAAGTAGGAACTGCTGTGGGTAAAGGAGTTGGTGCTGTTGCTAAGGGCGTAGGAGCCGTAGCTGGAGGCATTGCCGGAGCTGGTAAGGCGTTCATGACTGGTTTTAGAGGCGGCAAAGAAGTAGTTGGCGGAACCGGATCTGCTGCTAAACCCGCTGCTGGCGCAGCACCTGCTAGTGGTGCAAAAGCTGCCGGTGTACAACCTGCTGTTAAACCCGCTGCTGGCGCAGCACCTAGCGGTGTAGCAAGTACTAATTTAAAAACAATTCAAGATGCAATTGCACAGTTTTCTCCAAAGCAACGAGCTGCAATTAGAACCATGGCAGCTAAGAAAGCAGGAGTAAAATAATGCAAACTAAACTGATTACTGAAGGATGGAACGATCCTAGATTTACTATACTAGAACAAAAGCGAATTATTCCTTTTGTTAAAAGTATAGAAGCATACATTGTAGAAGCAAAACTTACTCCAGATCAAATTAGTCAACTGTTTACAAGTGTTGAACAAGGTGCTACTGCTGCTGGAGGCAATAGAAGTGGTATAGGTAAAGCTGTTGATGTTGCTAAACTTCCAGTTGGAGCAGTTAAGTTTATTGATAAAAAAATTAATGATTTGGGTAGAGCAATACAGAATACAAGTCCTGTTAAAAATCTAGATCAGAAATTTGAACAGCTAAAGGCTAAGATAGGTGCTAAAGACTCTAAAGTAGTACAGGGTATTAAAGCAGTCAGCGATTGGGCTATAGCCAATCCAGGCAAAGCCAGCATTGCAGTTGCAATCTTAACCACTGCGGCTGCTATGGCAGGCGGACCAATGGGCGGTGCTATTGCAGGTTTCCTTGCTAGAGCAACTAAAGATCTATTGCAGGGAGAAAAACTTTCAACAGCAGT